TGTTAATAGATGTAACTTGGACACTTGTTGCAACTTTTATAATTGCTTCACAACAATTTTATTTAAACTTTAGAAAGCAATACAAACTAAGACAACAGATTAAAAAACAATTTGAACATTATCTTGACCCTAGACAAGTTAAAAGATTGCAAAGTAATCCAGAGTTGTTAAAACTAGGTGGCGAAAAAAGAAGATGTACTTTTTTGTTTACCGATGTTAGAGGTTTTACAAGTTTGTCAGAACAGTTACCACCTGAACAAGTTACTGAAATAATGAATAAAGCTTTGACCATTCAAGCCAATGCAGTAAAAGCAAACGATGGTATGGTCGATAAATATATTGGTGATGCTATGATGGCAATATTCAATGCACCTATAGATTTAGATAACCACGAAGACAGAGCTATAAGAACAGCACTTCAAATAGCACACGACATGCAAGAAGCAAAGTTAGGAGTTGAGATTGGTATAGGAATAAATACTGGAGAAGCAGTAGTCGGTAATATGGGGTCAGCAACACGATTCGATTATACCGCCATAGGTGATGCAGTTAATCTAGCAGCAAGGCTAGAGAGTTCTACGAAAGAAGTTAAAAAAGATTTAGTCATAGGTGAGCAAACTGCATTAGGTTCATCTTACAAATTAAATAAATTGCCAAGTATTAAAGTTAAAGGTAAAGCTAAGGCAATAAAAATATTTACTTTACCTCTTGACAAATCTGTTAAAAAATAGTATAATAATAGGAGCAGTAGGGTAAATTACATACTGCATAATTAACTTGCTTAAATAAGGAGTATAATATGACAAGTAAATTTCTATTGGATTTAACAAATCCGTCTTTTCACAAATCCCTTATTGGATTTGACACAATGTTCAAACGACTTCAAAATCTTGAAAGGGAGTCGCAATCTTATCCACCCTATAATCTTTATAGAGATGGAGATATCTATACAATCGAAATGGCATTAGCTGGTTTATCGGCTAAAGACATCGATATTGAATTAAAAGAACAGGTACTAACCATATCTTATCGCAAACAAGATGAGATAAAAGAAGATGTTCTTCATAAAGGTTTAGCACATCGTTCTTTTACTAGAAGTTTTAATCTAGCAGAAGATATCAAAGTTAAAAAAGCTAAACTAAATAATGGGTTACTTTCTATAATTTTAGAAAGAATTATCCCTGAGGATAAAAAACCTGTTAAAATTAAGATTTCTTAATAGAAAAAGCCCTCGAAAGAGGGCAATTCCTTCAGGAGAGCCTGAGAGCTTCTCTAAGAAAAAGTTTTAGTTATTGGACTAATACCCTTCCTTACCTCAAAAGAATGCGTTACAAGCGATTCTATGAGGTCATTTTTTAAAAAATCCTAATTTTTGATGGCATTTATCTCACCTTCAAGATAATGATGAATCTTATCTAATTTTTCTCGACCTTGCTTAATTATTGTCTCCATAATCTTAGCTTCATGTCCAGAAAAAACTTTATTCACATCTCTTAAAGGTAGACCGGAAACTTCTGTGATTAATTTTCCAGTCTCATCAAACAATATTCTATAGGATAAAATATTTGCTTCTCTTGTTTCTTGCATCACTCAACATCACTAAATGTAATTTTATCTTGTTTGCCTCTTAATCCTGCTTTCATATAAGAAGTTGCTCTACCCTCGAAAAAGTTTTGGTGTTCAACACCCATGACTTCATCCAACCAAGGCAGCGGATTTTCTTTCTGGTCATAATTAGTTTTCAATCCTAACTGCAATAATCTTCTATCAGCTATGTATCTATTGTATTTATACATATCCTCTTTGGTTAGTCCTTCGATGTCTCCCATCTCAAATACTAAGTCTAAGAATCTATCTTCAAGTTCTACCATCTTACGACAGATGTCATAGATTTCTTTTTTGAAATCGTCAGTCCAGATAGAAATGTTTTCTTTAATAAATTCTCTAAAGACTTTAGTCATTCCTTCCACATGTAAAGATTCATCACGAATGGAATAGGTAACTATTTGACCCATACCTTTCATCTTGCCGAACCTTGGAAAGTTTAACAAAATTGCAAAACTGCTAAAGAGTTGTAGTCCTTCAGTAAATGCAGAGTAAACTGCTAGAGTTTTAGCAATCGTTTCTTTGTTTGCTTTAGATGGTTTGAAATTACCAATGTAATCATGTTTGTTAGCCATCTCTTCATACTCAGCAAAGGCTTGGTATTCTGCTTCTGGCATTCCAACTGTATCTAATAATAAACTGTAAGCATGTTGATGGATTGATTCCATGTTAGCAAAAGAAGTCATCATCATTCTTGCTTCAGGTTTTTTAAATAACCTCATATACTTATTGGTGTAACCTTCACCAACATCCACATCTGACTGAGTAAACAGTCTAAAGATTTGTGTTAATAAATTCTTTTCATTGTCTGTCAAGTCTTGCCAATCTTTAACATCAGTGTGTAAAGGTACTGACTCCGGCATCCAATGCATTTGATTTTGTAAGACATAGTAGTCAAACATCCACGGGTATTCAAAAGGTTTGTAGTATTCTCTTCTAGTTAATAAGCTCATTTATTCTCCAAAATATTTATCTAGCATTTCAAGCTTATCATTATAATCTGCCATCAATTCTAGTTCTTTTTCAATCGTCTCCATAATGTCTGGATGTTCTGCAACACCCACACCTTTCCATAGTAAAACTTCAATATTCATTCTGTGTTTATGCACATGCGACTCAAAATGATTTCTTGAAGCTTCTATTATCTGTTCTCTAAATTCGTCCATCATCTACCTTGTCCTCTGTATTTTTTAAAGTTACGTTTATAATTTTTATTCATGGTAGAAGTTGCGAGGTTCTTTCTACCTTGACTTGTTTTCTTACCTCTTATTCCAGTTACCGGAACATGAGCTGTACCACTATTCCACTTAGCTGCCATTATCCCTCACAAGCAATACAATCAACCTCATCAAGTTTGATACGAGGTACTTTCACATTTACATTCTCAGTAGCTCTTGCAGCATTTGACCTGAAGTAGTAAAGTGATTTTAGTTTATGCATACCATACCAATGAACATCATTAATATATTGCATATAGTCTGTATGAGTATCTTGAGGTGCTGTTGCACTTGGTAAATTGAAAAATAGATTTACACTTTGTGCTTGGCAAACAAACTCTTGTCTTTTATAAGCATGTTCAATTACCCATATCTGATTTATCTCATCAGCAGTTTTAAATATTTCTTTTTCCTCATCTGTAAAAATATCTAGATGTTGAATAGAACCATTGTTCCCTGAAATATCTTTCCATAGTTTTTCTTTCTCATCTTTAGATAGTTTCTTTTTATTAACCACATTTTCTAAGTATCTATTCTTAACTTGGTAAGTGCCTGAGAGAGTCTTGTGTGTATAAACGTTAGCACGATATGGCTCAATCGAAGGAGATGTCCCCCCACAAATAATACTAGAAGAGGCATTAGGAGCAATAGCAAGAAGATGCATATTACGAATGTTGTTACTGCCTGAGTCAGGACATGCACCACGTCTGTCTGCAAGTTCTTTAGTTGCTTTGAGAGCTTTACTTTTGATGTGTTTGAAACATTGATAGTTGACTCCAGTTGCTGACATCCCTTCAAAAGGTATTCCTTTAGATTGGAGATAGGCATGGAAACCCATTGCTCCCAAACCGATTGACCTTTCTCTGTAGGCTGAGAAGGCTGCTCTGGCATAACCCTCTTTCTCTTCTTTGATGTGTTTTGTAAATCTTTTGTAGTTGGCATTGTATTCTCCTAGTCCTTCAATATCGACAACTTGCTCAATAAAACTTTGAATAACATTATCAAGCATAGTAATTAAATCTGGAATGAATTGTTTATTATCTTTCCAATCGTCAAACTTTTCTAAATTAACACTAGATAAACAACAGACTGCTGTTCGTTCCTCATTCGTAGCTAGTGTTATTTCTGAACATAAGTTACTTTGTTTTATTTCTAGTCCTAAATCTTTTTGTGACTTTGGTAAATGCTCATTACAGATATCTAGATTAATCATGTAAGGCTCACCAGTCTCTGCTCTAGCATTTATTAGCTGCCACCATAAGGCACGAGCATTAATGGTTCTTACAGGTTTATTTGTTTTAGGGTCAATTAATCTCCAGTCTTCATCGTTCTTTACAGCTTGTAAAAAATCATTAGTTAGATTAACTCCGTTGTGTAAGTTTAAACACTTTCTATTTATATCACCACCAGATTCTTTTC